ACTGCCTCCGCTGACCCACGAGCAGATAGGTTCCACGACGCTCTTGTACGTCGGTCGCAGGTTTGGCAGGCCTTTAAGCCAGAGGCAGGTCCTTTTCATATAAGGATCGCCGAACTCGTACGGCTGCACGACCTGCGTGCACGGTGGCATTCGGTACACTCCGCTCGGCGTCGGGTTCTCTATGGCGACCTTGTCGCAGTTCGCATTTAAGAACTTGAGGAAAAACTCCTTGCCGTCCATACCTAACTCGAAGCGGTCGCGGTTTATCCACGTTTCGCCGTCTATGACCTTATAGAGCCGAGCTGCGCCTGCGTTCGACAGGTAGGTGCACGGTGGATGCGCTATTAGCAAGTCCCACGGACCCTCCTGCAGGTGTACGGTGCCGTCCTCGGTCACGAACATACAGTCGCCGTTTATGATCGGCAGGACATCTCCGTAAATGTGCCATTGTGGTGCCCCCCCCGAACTGTGCTGCAGGTCGCAGGAGAACGCTTCGTGGCCTTTAGCGCGGAACGCCTTGCAGACGGCTTGACTTTCCTCACAGGCTATTAACACTTTCACAGCCGGCCCTCCTTTCGGTCCCTCTCGTCCAATATCTGCATCGCCTCGGCCATCATCTCGTCGAACGTCTGCTTCTTCTTCGGCTTCTCGTATGACCGCCATTTCCTGCAGAGTGCTTTCCAGTCTTTCACAGGTTTGCTCCCTACCCTCCAGCCGACCGCCTCGTAATAGTCGAATATCTCGTCGGGATCAGCGTTGAGGCCCTCCTCCCGAACATAGGACGCGAGTTCCCCACGCGTCGGTATATATACACCGTTAGGTGTATTCTTTACTTCTTTAACTTCTTTGATTATTGGCGTGCGTTTGGCATCCGTTTGGCATTTGCTTGGCGTTTGTTTGGCACGCTCTTGGTACTTGCCGTAGTTAGTTATTGAAATTACAAGGTATTTCGGCCTCCGTGTGATTGTGATTTCATTGGTCTGTTTGAGGCGTTCCAGTGCACGACGTGCTTGGTCGTAAGTAATTCCAACGGCTTTGGCCAAGTTGCCGATGCTCGTCGCCACCTGTCCTCGGTGTATCGTGTCGAGCTGGAAGTCGTGATCTGCTATGTTTGCCGTTAAAAGCAGGTGCAGGAACACGACCTTGGCGTTTGTGTCTTGGTACCATCGCCACTTTAGTATGTTTCGGTCTATCTTTATCCAGCTTGTTTTCTCTGCCATCAGTTACCACGCTCCAATATGTAGCGAATTGCGTCGCCTGCCTTTTCTGGCGAGCAGAAGCAGAACGTCACGCCGTAGCGTTCCTGCATAGTAGCCATCGCCTTGGCGAGCCTCGCGCCGGTTATGGCGCGGTCACTGTCGATGAGCCTCGGGTTGACCCACTTGGCCACGTCGCTGATGCTGCGGATGTTCTCGTCGTTCTCTATGAGGACGTACAGGTGGCAGCCGTTCTCCTTGGCCTTTATGAGTTCCCTGCGGAACCGCTCGTGCTCCTCGGTGGAGCCGCCGATGTTCTGGGCGATCTCGAGCATCGAGGCCTTGGTGTCGATGGACACGGTCGGGAACAGGGCGTAGTCGCCGCAGGGCAGGGCGCACCGAGTAACGTGATCTCCGTGCGCCTCAAACGTCCTGCGCTTCTGCTCGTGTTTGCTTTTCTGTTGACGCGTATCTTCTACGAGGTACATCTTTAGAAGAACGGCAGCTCGTCCGCGTTGATGTTCTCGAAGCCTGCAGGCGGAGTGCTCTGTGCAGGCAGCTTGACGAGTTCGGGCACCTTGTAGCGGCCGTTGCGGATGCCGTCGACGGTGCGGTACTTGTCCACGTAGGACACCTCACGGACCTCTCCGCGATCGGTGGCGCGTTCCTTGTAGCCGATGACGAGGCCGACTAACTTGCCGACCAGTTTCTGCTCGTCGAGGCTCTTGGTGGCCTCGCTCGTCTGGACGAAGTCGGTGCCGTTCGACAGGTCGATATTCCGCAGGAACCCCTTAAAGGCTCCAGCCGACTTCGGCGTGTTGTACTGGCGGAACTGGTGGGCGAACGGATGCTCCTTGCCCCAGTCGTCCGCGTAGTAGTCCTTGTACTCGCCCTCGGCGATGTCGAACGTGCAGAGCAGGTACGGCTTGTCCTCGTTCTTGTATTCGACTGCCGTGATCCGTGCGACGTAGCCGCCTGCAGGCAGACGTACGAAGTCGCCGGTGCTGACCTTTGCGTCCTTGTATTCGTTGGTAAATGCGATCATAGTTTCCTCCTTATAAGTCCTCGACCCACGTCGAGAAGTCGTCTATGCAGTGCTCGCAGGCGAACACCTCCAGAGCAGGGTAGCCGCCCTTTTGCATTTTTCGTATCTGGTAGACCTTTTCGCCCTCGTAGCATTTGGTCCAGCAGTTAGGGCAGAGTACGTGCGGAGCGTCCTCGTATTCGGGAGGCTCCACGCGGTCGCTCGCGCTGCCGTATATCCAGCGGCTCATTATTAAGCCTCCTTTTCCCAAGGACGAGCCTCGTGTAAGTGAACAACGAAGTTCGCCACGGAGTTGTTTTCGGTTGAAAACCATTCGCCACCTATGCGCGACCCATAAAAGGTTTGGTGGCAATATGCTTCAAGGTTTTTACTTGTGTCTACATCACGAGTTGGCAAGGCTAATAGTATTCGGCAACCTCCACCGCTTGTGCCGTTGATTTCCTCAAATCTACGCCATAGCGTTTTGGTCCTACCGATTTTAACTTTTGTTCCCTCCTCGTTCTCGATAAAGTAGACGACCGCTGAATTTGGATATTGGTCTTTTATTTGTCTAAACCAATAACACCATTCCTGTGCGCCTTCATAATTGTCAGATAATCTGGAGGCGACCATTTGTGAAGCGCGATCGAGTGTCTGATAATAATCGCCACCGAATTTTTTCACCATCGCACCGATGGACCACCTTTGAAATAAGGCCTCATAGATGTCGTTTGAAATACGTTCGGGTCGCATTTATTTGCCTCCTTTCAGCGGCTTCAGTTCCCAGTACTCGCGGATGACCTTGTCGACGGCCTTGAGGTCGTTGTCGATCTCCTTGTCCGCGAACATTCCCATCGGGGTCTTGGCAGGCGGCTGGCCGTTCGTCACAAACTTGTAGTGCTCGCCGTCCGTGGTCGCTATCAGCGTGACCGAGAACATTCCCTCCACGCCGAGCTGCTGGTCCAGCATCTTGCCGATGGTCTTGGCTTTCATATGGCCAAACTCGTCGTACTCGGGATGGTGGAGCAGGTAGACGATGGTGTCGTTGCTCGTGCCGTTGATGACCGTGTCGAGCAGCAGGCGGAAGTTGACCGCCATCTGCGTGAACTTGTCGTAGCCTTTTTCGTACGCTCTCGCGAAGTTCTCGAACGCGAGCAAGTACTGGCTATCGTCGATCGCGTAGGCGTTGAACGTGTTTTGCATCAGCGTCGCCTTGATTTTCTCGTAGTCGCTTGTGTTCGCGACGTCCAGTTTGCCCCTAAAGGGCAGAGGCTTCGATGCGACGTTCAGCACGCCGATCTCGCCCTTTTTGAAGTTGCGCAGGCTCGTGCTCTTGCCGGTGCCGCTTGCGCCTAAAATCAATACAGGAATACCAATAAGTCAACACTCCCTTCCTATTTGTCATATTTCCAGATATAACCGCCCACAGTTTTGTAACGTTTTCCTGCGCAACATTCCATTATGTGCGAATGTGACAGGCCTGTTTTTACAGATGCGGCCTTTCCGCTCTCATATCGTGCAAGCAGCTCGCCATCTTTTGAAAACTGCAGGACAGGTCTTTTTACTATCTTTCCGTTTTCCCTTGCCAGCTCTTTTATCCGTTCGCTATGACGGAACGAGGCAAGGGCCTTTTGTGCTCGTTCTTGTGCCGTTCCATAATGGACGTTATACTTGTGCGTACACCACTCGAGGTTCGATACGTCGTTGTTGTCGCGTGTTTCGTCCTTATGGTTCACGCAGGGCAGGTTGTTCGGGTTCGGCAGATATGCCTCTGCCACTAACCGATGCACCAGAAGCCGTTTGTGTTTTCCTCCATCAGCGAACAGTTCTACAGTTGCGTAGCCGGTTCGACCGATGGACGGCTTTAGGACGTGGCCTGTGATTTTGTTGCGGATCGTGCCGTCTTTTTCGACTTCGTAACGGCTCCATCCGTCAATGGTTTTTCCCATCGCTCCTCCTTTCTAAAGTGTTTATTGACGTGCTCCTCCCTAAAAAGGCACGGAACACGCGGTTGCCGTTTGTAGGTGTTGCTCGCCTTGAGTGGCGTCCAACCCTCGCCGTAAGGGTTCGGGCACCACCAGAACGCGTACCAGAACTCCGTCGACTGACGCACTCGGGCGAACCTGTGCTGCGCTGATCCTGTCAGCGTCTTTCCGCTAAAAGGCCGCCACATTTCAGTCCACCAGAGCGAAGAACAGAACGCCGTCCACTCGGGTCTGCAGTTCCACTTCGCCGTCCTTGTCCGTGACGTACTCGTACTCGGTGTCGTCGCCGAATACCTCGAGGAACTTCTCCTGCGTCAAATGCACACTCGGTTCCTTGATGATCTTGCCGTACGGTTCTGGCAGGATGTAGTGCGTCTTGAACGCGACCACGCCGTCCTCCTGCTCCAGCTTGTAGACGTTCTGGGCCACTAACTGAAGCGCGACGCGTAGCATCTCTCGTTTGGTCTTGTCCATCGTTACCTCCTTTCCTATGCCATCGCCCAGAGAGCGAATACCAGACCGATTACCACGCCGCCTGCGGTCATAACCGCCAGCGTCACGAGGTTCTCGGCGAACTTTTTCTTGTTCCAGCGGTACTTCCGCTTGTTGCCGTTTAGTTGCTTTTTCATCACAGTTTCCTCCTTGTTTGCCCATTAAATCGGTATTTACTCGAACAAAATGTCGCGATAGGGTACGCCGTAAACGTCCTCGATCTTCATAACCTTGCGGACGTCTGGGTAGTTGCGGCCCTTTTCCCAGTTGATGATGGTCTGCTCGGAAACTTCGAGCAGTTTCGCCGCCTGCGAGAGCGTATAACCGGCGTTCACGCGTGCGGCTTTGAGTGTTATTTTCATATGTTCGCCTCCTTGCCATTTAATCGGTATTTATGGCTCGTTTTTAGGCCGTTTTGTGGCCCCCTTATAATATACGCCCATTAAACGGCAATTGCAATAAGATTTTTTCACTTTTTCAAAAAAGTTTGTCCATTTAGCCATAAATGCTTTATAATGGTTTGTACCATCTAATGGTTGAAGGAGGTAGCGAAAAATGGAAAACAACCTCGGTAATAAGGAAACAATGGCGAAGAACCTGCGCCGCTATCTGGATAAAAAAGGAATGAAAATCACACAGTTGGCCGATGCGATCGATGTGCCTTATAGCACCGTCAATAACTGGTGCAATGGCATTTCATATCCGCGTATCGACAAAATAGAAAAAATGGCGCGTCTGTTTGGCGTATCCAAGGCCGACCTCGTAGAGGAGGAGGAAACGCTCCGCGCCGAGGTCCTCGAAAAGGCGTTTGCTGGCCGTCCAGAGATGCGCGACCTGTTTATGGCTGCAGACAAGGCGTCCGTGGACGACATCGAGCGCGTCATAAAGATACTGAACGCGTTCGCGGAGAACGACTAAAAGGACAGGGCCTTGGCTATGCTGGTGCCGAGGTAAAGGAATGGACGCAGTAATAGTTCGACTAATAGATATGCCCGAAACGATCCACGGCGTGACGCGCAAGGACGCGGAGGGCGACTACAACGTGTATATAAATGCCAAGTTGTCCGCAGACGGTCGCGCTGAAGCGTTCCGTCACGAGATAGAGCACATTCGGCTCGGGCACTTCTACGAGGAGCGACCTGTTGCTGATCTGGAGCGAGAAGCGTATGGCGACACCGAAGAAAACCGCGTCGGGTAGGTGGCACGTGGCCGTCTATCTGGGACGCGACGAAAATGGCAAACCGAAGTATAAGAGCATAACCGCCGACACAAAGGGCGAGTGCTCTGCTTTGGCGCGTGCAACCGTTGGTGGCCGTTCGCCTGCCCCTACAAGGCCAAAAACAGCCGATTTGACGCGAGTTTGTGACGCGGTCGACAAATACATCGACCTGTGTGGCGTGCTCTCTCCTGCGACGATTTCGGGGTACGAGAAAATCCGCAGGACCGCTTTTCCGCACTTGATGTCCGTGCCGGTTGCTGACCTCACGGACGAGCTGGTCCAGCGTGCGATCAACACCGAGGCCAACCGCAACGGTAAGCGCGGCCGCCTATCGGCCAAAACCGTCCACAACGAGTGGGGTCTTATAGCATCGGCCCTGTGGCACGTCTGCCGCCTGCGCTTTGACGTCCGTCTGCCTAAAAAGCAACGCCATCTAAAGGTATACCCAGACCCTGCCGAGGTCGTGGCTGCCGTCATCGGCTCTCCTGTGGAGCTGCCGTGTCTTTTGGCTCTCTGGCTCTCCTTTACGGTCAGCGAGATACGCGGCCTGCGGTTTGATGATGTTCGTAATGGCTATATCACTATAAACCGCGTCATCGTCGATGCAGGCTCCTTACCTGTGGAAAAACCCACGGCCAAAACCGAGGCGCGTTTGCGTCGGCACCGCGTGCCTGCTTACCTGCTGGACCTCATCGAGGCCGCAGACCATTCCTCGCCCTACATCGTCCCTTGGACCGCGAACCAGTTCCGTCATTACTGGGACCAGATACGCGACGCCCACGGCTGGGAGATCACGTTCCACGACCTGCGCCACTTGAACGCCTCCGTAATGCTGGCTCTCAACGTCCCCGAAAAGTACGCGATGGAGCGCGGAGGCTGGTCCACGCCGTCCGTTATGCGGTCCGTTTACCAGCACACATTCTCGGCCAAACGCCGCGCCGTGGACGACCTCGTGGACGAATTTTTTACGAATATTTTATGTGAGCGTAAAAAAATGCCATTTTCCGTTGATTTATCCCCATTTCGCAGGGGTTCGATCCCCCTAGGGTCCACCATCGACGATGACCTGTAACCGTTGCAATTTCAAGGCGTAGCGGCTACAGGTCATTTTTTCTCTTTTTGCGTTTTTTGTTGTATGTAAAAAATTTTTTGCAATAAAAAAGGCCCCGACCGAAGTCGGGGTTGTGTTATTCTGTTGTGCTTTTTACCACGGCTGCCAGTTCCTCGCGCTTGACGAACGACTGCGGACGGAAGTTTCCGCTTGCGTCGCCGACCATATAGCCGTGTTCCTTGCAATAGGCGATCGCGTCCTCGGCCCAAGGGTCGGCAGGCTTAAGTGCCGCCACCGCGAGCCAGCCGCGCATCATAAGGTCGAATTGCATCTCTGCGTTGTCCTTGAGCCATCGCTCCATATAGGTGCAGAACTGTTCGTATGTCACAGGGTCCTCCTCTTTTACTGCTGGGTTGACGATGCAACCCTCGAAACGATAGGAATTAGTCATCCAGTAGCAGCCGTCGCGCCAGTTGCCGTTGCCTCGTCTGCGCGTGTAAACGACGAACGGCTTGCCGTAGTATTCGCTCTCGCTGGTTATAACGATGTCGGTGCCGATCTTGGCCTCTACGGATGCGACGTGGCCGTAGCCGCCCTTGCCACCGCTCCAGACCATCACGCCGCCGGTTGTCGGTTCCTTGCTGATCTGCAGGCCCTGCTTTTTGGCGAGGCTGATAAAGTTGGCCGCGTTGGTGTTCCCGAGATACTTGCAGGACCCATACTGGCCGATGGCGTTCAGCCTGCCCACGACGTAGCCGACGCAGTTCGGCAGGACGTTGAGGCCTTTCACGCGCTGACCTTTGTCGTTGTTGCCGAGAATGCAAGGGTTATAACCGCCTGTGGCCTTGGTGTTGTAGTAAGGGTCGCCTGCGTCTGGTAGTTTGAGTTGCGGCGTAAAATTAGGCATATCTGTTCCCCTTTTCGGGTTTGGTTATGCGAGGGTGCATTGGTGTTCCTTTCCGTTGGGGAGAGTGGGTTTTACAATTCCCTTTGTGTCCATTTATTGGTTGTTGTGTTCATAGTAAATTCAAGATGGATTATTTGAGACCCCGCAGAGATTACGCTTATCCCCGATATTGACAAATCTCCCATAAAGTCAATCACGGTAACAAAGAATGTATATGCCCCTTCAAAACCGATAATGACCTTCCCATCTCTATTCGCCGTACTAATTTCCGTTGCCGTTGCGCTTGAAGTGTATGAGCCATCGTTCGCATCTTCATCGTAGGTTAATGTGACAACCATAACATCGTCACCACCGCCGCCACCGCCGCCGCCACCGTTGTCGATGATGGCTTGGAGGAATGTTTCCTCGCGAGTGATAGGTGTCGGGGTTTCCACGCTCTGGCCGCCTGCCTTGGCGAGGAATGTTTCGGTTCTCGTGATAGGTGTAAGTTCGCTCATTGTTTTACTCCTTTTCGTCCACCTCGGGCAGGCCTGCCAGCGAGGTCAAAATCGAGATGATGCCAGCCACGAGCGAGATGCTCGCGATGCCGAGCCAGTCTACGTCCGTGAAGTACTGGCCGACGGTCAGCATCGACACGGCAGTCTGGGCCACGGTCTTGAGTGCGCGGATCAGCGCGGCCTTTACCCATTGCTTTGTGAATACTTGCATTTATGCGCTCCTTTCGAGGTCGTCGATACGGTGGTTGGCCACCTTGAGTTTTTCGTCTTGAATGTTCAGCCTGTCCTCGGCCTCGTACATCCGCTCCACGAGGTTGTTGTGCGCCTGCACCTTTTCCTCGAGCTGCTTGAGGCGGTATTCGACGAGGGCTGCCGACTTCCTGTTGCTGAAGTACACGCCGAGGAAACTGAATGCGCCGGTTATAAGGGCGACGATTATTGCATCTGTCATTCTGGTCGCCTCCTATATCAGTTCCTGTATTTTCACTCCGTAGACGTCCAGTACATAGGAGCCGTTGATGGTTCCTGTGGAGGTACTGTTATAACGCTGGTAGATGGTCAGCGTGAGGGTCTGCGGCGATGTGGTGGACAGAGTTGCGGCGTTCACGTACACGCCATATGGAGTAGTTCCCGACCGCATTGTCATAGTTCCACCCGACGAGAGTTTCCAGTGTTGCGTCGAGGTCGCGATCTGCGTCGACGATTTAGTCGATACGCTTGAGGTCGCGGAGAAATTGACTACACGGATCGTCGCCACGTGTCGGCCGTTCGTATGCGGCGAGGTATGACATACGCAGATGAGCATATCGTAGCCGCTATATGCCGACGTCGCCAGTTCGAGTGATTTTCCTGTATCTGCGGCAGATGTACTGCTGGTGGAGATGGTACCAATGGATAGGGTCCCTATTTTCGTTAGGCCACTTCCACCGCCGCCGCCAGAGTTCGTTCCCTGCGTGCGGACGCCTGCTGCCGTGTAAAAGTACGCCGTGGACAGTACGTCTGCAGCAGTCGCGGTCGTGTCGGTCACGTCCGTAAAGGTCGCGGTACCGCCGCCGGTTTTCGGGAGCGTAACGGCAGGCACGTCGCTATAGGATGCTCCCAGTAGAGTTATGTTCTGTGCCATAGCGCACCTCCTACGAGATGCTCAAAACTTTGGTGGTGGAGTTCTGGGAGATGGTTGGCATCTGGAGTGATCCGCTGACGCCGAGGATGGTCTTGCCCGAGAGGATATTGCCAGACACGC